ATAAAAAAGGGGCTTTTACAAATCGAAAATAAATACGAAATCGGTTTATGGAATGATAAACCAACAGGAGTAATATTCGCGCTCAAAAATATGGGATGGTCTGATAAAAAAGAAGTGGACCACACAACCAAAGGCGAAAGTATTAATGTAATACAATTAGGTAAAGGAATTAATCCAGAAGGATAATGTTAGAATTATTAATCAAACAAGAACATGCTCTTTATTTTCTTAAAGACGATACTACGGAAGAAGTACTTTACGGAGGCGCGGCTGGAGGGGGTAAAAGTGCGCTTGGTTGTTTATGGCTAATTGAGAATTGTCAAACTTATGCTGGTTCTCGTTGGTTGATGGGGCGTTCAAAATTGAAAGCTTTAAAAGAAACTACATTAAATACGTTCTTTGATCTATCCTCAAAACTTGATTTAGCTAATCAATATATTTATAATGCTCAATCGAGTATTATCAAGTGGTGGAATGGTAGCGAAATAATTTTAAAGGATTTATTTCTATATCCATCCGATCCAGATTTTGACAGTTTAGGTTCGTTAGAGATTACAGGAGCATTTATTGACGAATGTAATCAGATAGTTTATAAAGCATGGCAAGTTGTTAAATCTCGTATTCGTTTTAAGTTAAATGAATTTGGATTAATTCCTAAACTTTTAGGAAGTTGTAACCCTGCTAAGAACTGGACTTACTCAGAATTTTATAAAGCAGCAAAAGAAAAAACTTTAAAAGTTTATCGAAAATTCATCCAAGCATTACCAACTGATAATCCACACTTACCAAAATCATATTTAAGTTCACTTCTTGCATTAGATAAAAATTCAAGAGAACGTTTGTATTATGGAAATTGGGAATATGACGACAATCCAAACGCATTAATGTCATACGATAACATTCTAAGTATTTTCACTAATTCCCATGTAGAAGAATCGAAAGGATATATATCTGCTGATATTGCTCGATTAGGCTCTGATAAGGCAGTTATATACGTTTGGAGTGGATGGAGAATTAAAGAACTTATCGAATTCGATTTAAGTAGAACAACAGATATTCAAAATGCAATAAATGCTTTAAAAGTTAAATATAAAATTCCTAATAAAAATATAATAGCCGACGAGGATGGTGTCGGCGGAGGTGTTGTTGACAACTGTAAAATAGTTGGCTTTGTAAATAATTCAAGAGCATTAAAAGATGAGAATTACCAAAACTTAAAAACTCAATGCTACTATAAGCTTGCTGATAAAATTAATAACAATGAAATATTTTTTGATTGCGAATTATCTCAACAACAAAAAGATTGGATTGCTGAAGAGTTAGAACAAGTCGAAAGTTGGGATGCCGATTCAGATGGAAAGATGAAAATAAAACCGAAAACAGAAATAAAACAAAATATTGGCAGGTCTCCAGATTATTCTGATGCCTTAGCGATGCGAATGTATTTTGAATATAAATCAAGTGGATCATGGGGAAAATCAAGTACACAATAGATTCAATTTTCGACAAAAGGCCAAAGGTAAAAGATTACGCTTTCCTTGATGATGAGGTTCAGGAGTATATTAAGATGATTATTCCAAAGGCTAATCCTAATTTGAGAATTGGAAGGAAAGTGATTGAACCACGAATCAGTAATTTCTGGTCTTTAAAATGGATTGAACTGATTGAGATTCGACATGATTACGAGAGCGAAGATTTGCTTTCTGTTTTAAAAAATTTATATGGGGTAAGTGAAAAGAAACTTTTAAACCTTGACATCTTCAATTATTTTTCGTGTATAAAATGGATTACCAACCAACTCGAAGATATTGCAGAATCGGAAAAAGAAAATCTAAACTACGAAGCAAGTGAGGAAGAAAAAGAAGCTGGTTCGCAAGAATTCGAAAAGTATGACTATTACGTTACGCTTGATGGATTAACTAACGGAGATTCAACGAAAGAAGAATTTTACTTAAATAAATCATACGAATATATTTTCAGAAAGCTATGTCTGTTAAATGACAAGCGAATGTTCAACGATAAAATGCAAGAAATTGTTAGCAGAAAAAATAAAAGAAATTAGTAATTCGCTTGGTTGGAAATTTAATCAAGGAAGCGATGTTTGGCAAAATTTAATTGATTTTGAAGATGACAGCGATAAGCCATTCGAAGAAAAGCAAATCTATTGTTTATTACTTTGGAATGATGACGAAACGATTTTCAACGATTTCTCTACTCCTACTCGAATCAACTTTACAGGTGAATTTGTTCTTGTAGTTAGATCACGAATGGACGACGTTGATTACAATCAAAAGTATGACAATCATATCAAGCATTTAAAAAAAGTGTTGCAAAACTTCTATAATCAATTTGGATTATGTGAAGATTTCAATATTTCGCGTGCAAAGGAATCTGAGGTCGTGAACGTGTACGACAACAATCTTGATGGTGTGAAAGTGAACTATTCAATAAATGTTGAACTATGATAAATCTTAACCAACTCGAAAGAACTTATAAAAAGTATCTCGAAAACTTACGATTGAAATTAATCAAGATTTACGAAGATGAGGGAATTATTGCATCAGGTAAATATGGAGAAGATTTAGAATGGACCGCAAAAGGTGCATCAAGTAAAGGAAACTTCACTTTTACTATGTGGGGTGCAAATCATTCATTTTTCATAGAGAATGGTAGAGCTCCCGGAAAGTTTCCAAGAGTAAAAGATATTGAAAATTGGATTGAAGTTAAAAAAGGACTTCCTGCAGTTTTTAAAGAAAAGAAAGAGCAATTCGCTTTTATAATCGCACGAAATATCGCAGAAAAAGGAATTCAAGTGCCGAACAAATTCAACAAAGGTAAAGTTGTCTCAAGAGCTTTAACTGAATTTTTAGAAGAAGATGTAAATACAATGATTCAAGAAATGGGTGTTGTATTCAGCGATCAACTACAAAATGATATTATCAAAATTTTTAAAGAAGTAGCATAATGACAATACAAGGATTACAACATAATTATTATTTCGTTCATACTCCAAATTTCGTCTATATAGAAAGTGAAGCGGTAAGGCTTGAGGTTGTTTTTACTTCAGGGGCTAAAATTTTAAAAGGAATCTTCTATCCTATCAATGGAAAATTTAAAGTTGATGTTTCTCAATATACAATTAACTTCCTTCCAAATTTCAAAGATTTAAGATTTGATTTAGGTTTAACAGGTGGGGCGGTTGATGTTGATTATAAAGCTGAGGTTTCGATAAATTTTAAATTAACTTTTTCAAATGAAACCATAGACGAATTAACAATTTCGAAAATATTTATTCACGGAGTTTCACAGCCAGGAGAAAAGAATTACTTAGAAAATGGAGTTCATTCGATTTCTAACGAAGTTAAAGTTTGGGCGGGTTATCCATTTACTATAAATCAACTTTCCGAAGATGGATATAAGAGAGTTTCTGCTGAAGTTCAATATTTAGGAGATGCTAACGAATTTGCAACTATGTTAAATCTTCCTGTAGGACCATTGTATGAAATCGAAATGTATCCATTTGAAGGAAATTATTTAAAGTGGCTGGATCATAACAACAATTATTCATACTGGCTATTCAATCCAAGACAAATTCTAAGTGGTCAAATCACGCAAGGAAATGACACAATTGATAATGTTCAAGATTATACAACAGAAAATCAAACAACATATCCTTCAGGTGTGGAAGTGCAAGAAAAGATTAAGATTTTCGGACAAATACCAAAGCAGTATGAAGCATTGATAAAGACTTTATTTCATTCGCCCGAAGTTTACATTTATAATTTAGGCTATGGAGAAGTAGCTGAAAATGCAAACGCATGGTCAAGGGTTAAAATAGCGAGTGGATATGAGTTCAAGAGTAATTCAAGGAATGCAAGAATCGAACTTGAGTTAATTAAACAACCAATTTTAACAATGAAGTAATGAAGGAGCTTTATCTAAATAACAAACTTTGTGATTTAAATCAAAGTGATCCGATTCAGTATAATTTCCAAGTCAATGACATTGGAGATGTTGAGAGTAGGCAAACTACTTTCACGAATACTATTTCACTTCCAAGAACTAAAACTAATACGATGATATTAGAAGGTCTTGGATTAGTTGGAGATACTTCTACTCTACCATATCAGAAAATTAACGCGTCTTTATTCGAAGATACTATTCCTGTTATATACAATGGATGGGCGGTTATTTCGAGTACAGATGAAAGTTATAATTTAAATTTATATTCTGGAATAGTTGATTTATTCAAGGCAATTGAAAATAAAACAATCGGAACAGATTTAGATATTTCGGAAACTGAACATAATAAGGATTTATTTTCTGTCTACAACTCTTACACTAATGAATTTTACCGTTATATAATTGCAGATTATAATGGTAAATCACATATTACAACACGTGGAGAGTATTATGTAAACATTGATTATTTGGTTCCATCAATTAGATGTAAGTATTTAATCGAAAGAATTCAAGAAACATTCGGATTTGAATTTATCGGAACGGTATTTTCAAATCCTAAATATATTAATTGGTGGATGACATACCCAAAGCCATCTCCTGAAATGTCGGAAGAAGTAGTTATTGAGCCAATTCTTGTGTCAACTGCTTCAGTTTTAAATCTTGTTAATCCAAATTATGACGATGGAATTTCAGACATTAACATGAATAATGGTTACAACGCAATAGAGGGGCAATGGTTAAATGACAGAGAGTATAAAGTAGCGAAAGCAGGAACTTTTAATTTAAAATATAAAGGTAAAGGTTTAGCAAGTTACTATTGGGAAGATCCAACCGACCAAACTGATCCAAGAAGAATTGACTACAGAACCCCGACACTGAATCTATGCGTTAACGGTAATGTTATTGACAAGAAATTATACATAGATAATAAGGATTTTGAATTAAACTTTTCGGTGAATATAGGTGATATAATTTCATTTGTCTATGTTGAAATATATGAAAATAGACCAGGTTGGGGATTGTTTGAATTAGAGATAACAGAGTTGAATTTATCAATATTTCAAATTTCAAGTGGAACAATCTCGTTTAAAGATGCATTAATTGATTTCGGTGTAAAAGACTTTTTCAAAGAGTTTCTTTGGCAATTTGGATTAACTCCTATTCCTCAAGAAAACAACAAGATTTTGTTTTTAACAACGGACGAACGAATAAATGCTGAAGTTGTGAATTGGAGTGATAAATACAATGGACGAACAAAAGAGGAGTATCTGCATGGTAGTTACGCACAAAGAAATTGGTACAGATACAAGTACAATTCTGAGAATTCAAATTACAATGATGGTTTTCTTGAAGTTGGAAATCAAAATTTAGAAGACGAAAAAGACGCGATCTCATCAAAAATTTACACGCCTGAAAAAGAAAAGATAAACTTTCCTACAAGTTCAACATCAAGATTTGATTCTAATACTTACATGATTTGGCAAAAAGAAGTTCAAGAAAAAGAAGATGAAAACGGAAATCCAACAACTGAAATTAAGTACAAAGATTTATCTAATAGATATTATTTTATACGCTCAAAAACTTCTCAAAATCAAATTAATTTAATATCAGAAAAACTAAATGATAGTATAAAAATATCAAACTTTTCTCAAGAAGATTATTCTGATTTATCATTTTCAGAAATCGTAAAAAATGAGTACCTTTCGCTTGATTCTTTGATAAATAACTCCCGCAAACATTTTATCAAATTAAAGAATCTTACACCAGTCGACATTCAGAATTTACGATTCGATGTCGTTTATTACTTCGAGCAAGAGCAACAATATTACATTCTTAACAAATTACCTTACCAAAATGCTAAAGAGAATATCGGAGAGTTTATCCGCATAATTCGAAAATAATGGCAAACGGAGTAGAGAAAATTAAATTAATGGAGTTGGATTTGGATATTGATTTGATGCTTAAAAAAGCGTCTGAATCCAAAAAAAGTATTGAACAACTTCAGGCGCAAGTTAAAAAGTATTCCAACGGAATAAAAGAAAATCAAAAGTTGATTAAAGATAATTCTGCTGAGATGGAAATCGCAAATAAAGCGATTGTAAGAATGGAAAGTCAATACAGCAGGTTAACTTCTGAACAGAAATCAAACGCAGATGTTGGAGGTATATTACTACATCAAATTGAAAAACAAAAGCAAAGATATAACGATTCAAGTTCAATGGTTGAATCGCTTACTAAATCTCAAGAAAACTATCGTAAACAATTGGAGTTGCAACAATCTGAATTAAGAAAAGAGCAAAAAGAATACTCAGCACTTAGAAGGCAGGTTGATGTAGTTAATAAAACTTTTGACGATCACTTGAATATTATTCGTAGTACTGATGGCTCTCAAGAGCAATTAACTCAAGCGCTGGCTAATAATAGAAAAATTTACAGAAGTTTGCCAGCTGACGTAAGAGAGAATTCTACTGCTGGACGTGAACTACTAAAAGTAATTGACGATCAGGATAAAGAACTAAAAGAACTTAATGGTACAATGGGAGTTCATCAAGGGAATGTCGGTGATTATCGCGGTCAACTTGAAGATTTGTTTACGTCTTTAAAGTCTGGAGAACCTGTTATTCCTGCATTAACTACTGCTTTCAAAGGTTTATACGCTCAATTTGTTGCCTTAGCAATGAATCCAATCGGAGCGACAATCGCCGCTTTAGCTGGTATTGTTACTGTTACTAAAATGTGGTACGACTATAATCTTGAGATGTCAAAATCAACAAGATTAGTTCAGCAATTTACAGGACTTGCGGGTGATGAACTTCAAAGTTTAACGGTTAAGACAAGGGAATTAGCTGAGGTTTCAGGAGAGAGTGAGAAAGCAATTTTACAGTCTGTTACTGCAACTGCCAAAGCTTTCGGACTAACTTACGATGAAGCATTTCAAAAAGTTCAAAACGGCTGGATTAAATCAGGAGTTGCGGCCGAAGATTATTTCGACAACAGCTCAGAGTATGCAACACATTTTAAGAACGCAGGTTATTCAGCTGATGAGTTCTTTTCTGTTTTAGAAGCAGGGGCGAAAAATGGTATATACAAAGATAAGTTAACAGACACAATCAAAGAAATTGATTTACGTCTTTCTGAAATGCCAAAATCTGCAAGTGATGCGCTTTCTAATGCCTTTGGCCAAGGATTTACAGATAAAATTTCCAAAGGATTACAAACAGGTACTTTAACAACAAAAAAAGCTTTTGAGGAAATAATCAAGGAAGCTGATAAAATGGGATTAAACCTTCAACAAAAGCAAACTTTAGTAGCTGATGTTATGGGAGCAGCTGGAGAAGATGCAGGAGGATTTAATAAAGCTGTCGAAGCAATCAACGAAGGTCTTGCGAATACTAATCTTGAGTTAACTGATATTGAAAAGGCTCAAAAATTAGAAATTGAGACTACTCAATTACTTGAAGAAAAATGGGCATCACTTTTTGATCAGTCAGGAGGAACTTTCGAAATGTTGAAAGCTGAAGGTAAAGCGTGGATCAATGGTGTTTTAATTAAGCTAATTGACGGTGTAATTTCTTTTGCAAACGGATTCGTAGAAACCTATAACAATTCATTGCCTTTACGTGCAATTATTGCAGGGATGGGTGGAGCAATGGAAACGCAAGTAGTTGTTATGATGTCCGCATTAAAAGTTCTTTGGAATGGAATTAAATCCACAACGAAGTTATTTGCATCAATATTATCGTTTGATTTAGCAGGAATGAAAAGTGCATTATCGGAAGGATTCTCAGGAGTTAAAGATATTGTTGTAAGTGGAGCTTCACAGATAGCTGATAATTTCTCAAATGCTGTAGATCAAACTATGAATAGTCGATTAAAACCAATTACAGCATCTACAAAGTCGTTTACTTCTGCTGTTAAAGAAAATACCGAAGAAACAAAAAACAATACTAAAGTCACTGAGGATAACGTAAAAGCTAAGGATAAAAAAGCAAAATCTTCAAAAGATGCAGCAAAGGCGTTGGAAGAAGAAAAGAAAGCTCAAGAAGAATTGAGAAAAGAGGAAGAAAAGCAATTAAAGGTCCTTCAGGAAATCGCAGATTCAAAAATCAAACTTGCTCTTAACGAACTTGAGAACGACATAAAAAATCGTGAAGAAAAATTAAAAAACGAAAAGAAATACACAGAAGATGTTTATAACGAAAATGTAAAACTTTTTGAAGAAAAAGCAAAAATTCGAGCAAAAGAACTTGAAGAGGAAAAACGTCTTGCTCTTCAAAAAATCGAGAACGATCGTTTTGCTGAAAATCAAAGAATTGATTTATTAAAAATTTCAGAAGAAGAAAAAGCGAAATTCAAAGCGTCTGCAAATGAAAATGCGAAAGCTCAACAAGAAATAGTATTTCAAGATTTTAAACAAAAGACACTTGAAAATGACGCTACACTTGACGCGTCAAGACGAGAAGCAGAAGCGAACAGAAAAGCATATCAAGCCGAAATTGATAAGATTAATCAAGAGGTTGAATTTCAAAACAAACTTCTTAAAATCGAACAAGATTCGAATGCTGAATACGAGAAGCGAAAAGAAATTGAAAACCTTCATCATGAAAATGATTTAGTTCTTTTACAGGCTCAACTTTCAAACAAAGAAATCACAGAGGAGCAATTTCGAGTAAGAAGAGATACGTTAGAATTTCAGCACGGTGAAACTTTAAAGCAAATACAAAAAGATGTTGATTCTGCTAAAATGAGTTCTGTCGCTGATTTATTTGGTGGAATTTCTCAACTTTTAGGAGAGAACTCAAAAGCAGGAAAGGCGGCTGCAGTTGCTCAAGCCACAATTAACACTTATCAAGGTATTACCGAAGTATGGTCTGCAAAATCTGTACTTCCTGAACCATTCGCTACAATTCAAAAATTAGCAAGTACAGCAACTGTTTTAGCCTCTGGACTTGGAGCGGTAAAAAACATCAAGAAAACAAAGCTTGCGAAAGGTGGATTACTGGAAGGTCCTTCGCACGCTCAAGGTGGAATTCCTTTTACTGTTGCTGGCGCTCCAGGATTCGAAGCTGAAGGAGGTGAATTCGTCGTAAATAAGAAATCTACCGCAATGCATTTACCATTACTTAAGGCGATTAATGGAAATAAACAATCATCAAGAGTTTTTCAAAATGGTGGGATGATTACAGCTAAATCACAAGGTAGTTTGTCAATCGATTACGACTTATTAGCGTCTAAAATAGGTCAAAATGTCGCTCAAGCAAATAAAAGTTTACCTGCTCCAAAAGTAGCTGTGACCGAAATTAATGATGCGCAAAACAGATTGTCAAAAGTTGAACAAAAAGCAAATTTCTAATGAGTAAGATTGAAAATATTTTAGACGGTTGGAAAAACTACCTTGTTCCAATGCAGCGTGCAAAATTAGACGAAGCGAAAAGACGCGCTAAAATTTGTTCTGAATGCCCTGACGCAAAGCATGGAAGTCATACAGCTGTGCTTCCTGATTATTCAGTTAAAGAAATTCAAGGACATTATTGTGGTGTGTGTAAATGCCCATTGTCGACAGCAGTTAGAAGTAAAAATTATGAATGCCCAAAAAAGAAATGGTAAATGCTTTACGTTAAATTAAAAAGAAAAGAAAAAGATATTAAAGAGCTACAAGACTTAGGTGTTGTAGCTCCAACATGGTTGCGTGATTTAGAAATTTTTGAATACTTTTCAGATTTAGACGAAAAGTTGTGTGTTTACTGCAAGTACGAATTAACAGCTGAGGTGTTTAGACTTTCATCAGAGCGTGTTAAGAAGATTGTTTCACGAATGAAGAAATGACTTTATTTTATTGTTTATAACATAAAGTTGGAATAGATAATTCTGAAACTCTTCAAGTGTTTTATCATCTTCTATCATATTGTACCCTGTTAAATAATTTGTGTCAAATTGAGAATTACACAAAAGTGGTGATTCATAAAGGGATTGTAAATCTTTAACCCATTCATAAAACTCTAAATCAACAATATTATAGAATTGTATTTTTAAATCTTCTTCCATAAAAGATATCTCGTGATTTAACAATATTTT